ACAGATATTCCTAAAACTAAGATTGAACATTGGTTTAGAAAAGATAATTGTTTTTCTTATCCAACTATTGAAGATTGGAATAAAATAAAACCTTTATTAAAAGAAATAAAATTTGATAAAGAATTAACTTATGAGCAAGAAAAAGATTGGAAAGAAATTGAGTGAACATATATGGTGATATGAGAACTTGTTGTAAATGTAAAAAGAAAGCAGATGTGGTTGAAAAAGGTAGAGATTATTGTGCCGATTGTTGGTTCAAATATTTTTCTGGCGAAACATTGGAGCAATACGAAAAAAGAATAAAACAATTAGATAATTTAAGGAAAGATAAAAAATGAAATATTTAATAATTTTTATATTGGTTTGTGGTTGCAGCTTCAAAGATTATAACCTAAATCCAGGAACAACAGCATTTAATCAATTAATAAAAGGGATAAATGATAAAAGTAAACCTAGATCCGAATGATGTAGAACTAGCTTATACAATAGCTCAAAAGAGATTTATTGGTAATTTAAGAATGAATAAAGGTTTTAGCTATGGATATGATAAGAACCTTAAAAATCAGCTCTATGATGGCTTTCTAGGGGCATTAGGAGAGGTTTCTTGGGCAAAATGGACTAACTCCTACCATAATGCGTCATATACCGATAATTTGCAAAGATATGAGGATTCTGACTTTCAAAACAATATAGAGATAAGAACACAAGATAAAAAAGCATATAATTTTTTATTGATTAGACCAAATGAAAAATATGGTAAATATGTTTTAATTATTAAAAACGATGACAAAGACTTTAATTTTACAATAATGGGTTCGTTTATATTTAATAAAGATATGCCAGAAAAACTATCTCATTTTGGACATTATAATAGACCTGCTGCTTATAAAATTGAAGTCAATGAACTAACACCTTTGGAGGACAATGATAGATAAAAATAGAAAAAAAACTTTAACAATAATTAGTTTAGGAGCTGGAGTTCAAAGCTCTGCTATGGCAATTATGGCAGCCAAAGGAGATTTTCCAAAACCTGATTGTGCTATTTTTGCAGATACAGGTTATGAACCAAAAATGGTTTATAATTATTTAGAATTACTTAAAAAAATATTACCTTACCCAGTTCATGTGGTTTCAAAAGGGAACATTAAAAAAGATATGTTGGATTCTATTGATAATGGAACTAGATTTCCGACTGCTCCATTTTTTACTCAAAATGCAATTACAGGTAAAAAAGGAATGTTACGAAGACAATGTACTGCAGATTATAAAATTATACCAATAAGAAAAAAAATTAGGGAACTTTGTAATATTGGTTATGGTAAGCATTTTCCAAAAGATAAATATGTTGAACAATGGATAGGTATTTCTACAGATGAAATACAAAGAATGAAACCTGCAAGAGATAAATATATTTTAAATAGACATCCATTGATTGAAGCAAATATGTCAAGACAAGATTGTATTAAATATTTAAAAGATAATAAAATACCTTTACCAGAAAAGTCAGCTTGTATTGTATGTCCTTATCATAATGATGCTTATTGGCATTTTATGAAAACAGAAAGACCAAATGAATTTGAAGATGCAGTTGAATTTGATAAAAACATAAGGACAGGTTCAAGAAATATAAGAGATAAACTTTATTTACATAGGTCTTGTAAACCTTTAGATGAAGTTGAATTTAATAAAAAAGAAAATGACAAACAACTAGATATGTTTAACAACGAATGTGAGGGAATGTGTGGAGTTTAATATGAAAAAATATGAAAAAATAAAACAAAAACTAAATGATTTAGAGGAAATTAATTTTACTCCTAAAGAGTATCATTTAATTTTTGAAATGGCAGGTTTAGACTTATTAAGCAACTCTCAAATGAGAAGTTTAATACTTGCTTTTTGTGAGAAATTAAACCCAGAATTATCACCAAGAGAATATGATAATATTAAAGATCACCATGTGGATTTACCATGAAAGATAAAATAAATTTTAAAATTTTTAAACCTTTTGGCTCATCAATGGCAAGAGCTGAACTACCTTTAGAACTTTTAAAAGATTTTAAAGAGGATTTAAAAAAGATAAGAGCTGACAAAAAGAAACAAAAAGACCATGATTGGGGAGAAAGATTAGTTGGTCATGTAGCAGAAGAATATTTAATTACCCCAGAAATTATGCTTAAATGGAAAGCAGCTTTCTTTGATCCTATTATTGCATCATATACAAACGCACATATAAAACATAAAATTAAAAGTATTTTAATTAATAGTGCTTGGTATGTTGTATCTAAACCAGGTGACTACAATCCCTGTCACCGACATTCAGAATATGTTTATGGTAATCCAAACTTAAGTTGTGTTGGATATTTACAAATACCAGACTCAATGATTCCAACAGAAAATGCAAAACAACATAATGACTTTTCAGGTCAAACAGAGTTTATTGAGGGTTCTGAAAATATGTTTGCTGATGTTAATTATAGGGTTATGCCAGAGGTTAGGCAATGGATCTTGTTTCCGAACAATTTATCCCATGTTGTTTACCCATTTAATAGTACCAATAAAGATGATGAAAGAATATCTTTTTCTTTTAATGCAACAATAAACTTTGACAAAGACAATGCACCCACAAATTGAAATTATTTTGTATAGTATTTTGACAATTTTTGTATATTTTATAATGTATGGTTTCAATGCTTAAAAAAATAGGAAAAGAATGGACTAGAAAAGAGGAGGGTGGAATGTTTACTGCCGATCATTTAAGTCCTACCCAGCTTAATAAAAATATTGACCAATGGTTTTATGATTATTGCAAACTTACTGCTGCTGAAAGAAAAAAATTAAAACCTAATATGAAGATGATATTTGGTGGACTAGCAGGTCAAGCCATGCAAGACATGATAGTTCATAATTTAACATTAGAACAAGTGATGAAAGGTAAGAAATGACAGATAAAATAATGATGGAACTTGCAAAGTTGCAAACAGAAAACAGAAATCTTAAACAAGACATAAAAAAAAGCACACAATTATTATTACAAAGAGATGATGAAAAAACAAAATTACAAAAAGAAATAGACAAGCGACAACAATTAATAGACTTTTTAAATAAACAATTAAACGATGAGAGGAAAGACAATGAAAAAAGCAGAAAAAGTGTCAGAAGAAAAAAGTAAAGGTTCTTTCAAAGACAGAAGAAAAGAGTGTTTAAAAGAAATAGGTAATATACCAACAGTTTCTATTAAAGGAAAACAATATGCAATTGTTGTAGAAAGACATAAACATTTGTTACAAAGATTTCCAGAGGCAAGATTTAACGAAGAAATATTACACCATGATAATGATAGAGTTATTGTTAAAGTAGAATTATATATTGGCGATACAATTTATAGTGTAGGTCATGCAGAGGAGTTTAGAAATTCATCTTATATAAATAAAACAAGTGCATTAGAAAACGCATCAACAAGTGCGTTAGGTAGATGTTTAGCTGCCTTTGGATTATCAGGATCTGAATTTGCTAGTGCTGAAGAATTAGTTAATGCTTTGAACAATCAAGGTAATAGCAAACAAGTTTCAATTAGCGATCAAATAAAAAAGCAGACAACAGAAACAAAACTAACTGCTCTATATACTAATTGGAAAAAAGAAAATGATTCAATAGAAAAGATTTTTGAATCACAACAAAAAAGCATACAAACCAATGGAGGACAAAATGCAAAACAATGGTAGTGGTAAGCAGAAGGATTGGGTACTCTTTCCTTATGATGCCAACAATGAAAAAGCCATCAAAATTGATTTTTCAGGAAATGTTAATTTAGATAATGGCAACAAAGGAACAATATTAGGTGTCAAATCTCAATCAAAAGATGGCAACACCAAGTTTGTCAAAGTCTATGCACAGGTCGGAGTCTTATTTAAAGGTGATGACAAGTTTACTGGCGAAATGAACTATCCTGATGCAGGAGGACATAAAGGTTTAATTGGTTGGTTAAACGATCAGGGAACAATACTTTCTGGTTATAAGAATGAACCTAGACCAAAACAGAATAGTCAAAGACCTAAACAACAACAAGCTCCTTTTTAGTTAGTTAATTGAAAGTTGTTATTTTAGTTTTGGCTTTACTTACAAGTGAGGGATATGTTTTACATAAAATTAAATTTGAAACTACCCTTACTTGTGAGGAAATACACAATTCAGTAATAAAATTTAAAGAAATAGGAAAAAGAACATATCCAATATATCAAAATAAAGTAGCTTTTGCTTATTGGTGTGAAGATAACAAAGGTAATTATGTCAGATAATGTAAAATTTATAAGTGAGATAGAAAGATTATTAAAACAAAAACAAAATGATTATGGACACTTTGACCATACTTCCTATGTAATGGTAGGAATAATGGAAAAATATTTATCAATTCATAACAACCAAGATGTTAAAATACCCTTGAAATTCTTTGGTTTATTTATGATTTTGCTTAAATGTTGGAGAGTCATGCAATCAAAAGATTACAAAAAAGATTCATTTGATGACATCAATGGATATGCAGAATTATTAAGGAGGTTAGTCATAGATGAAAATAAGAACAACTAAAAGACCGATGACTCCTAAAATGCTTAAGCTATTGCAATTTATTAAAAATTATACTAAAAAATACAAATATAGTCCGACTTTTTCAGAAATGGCTAAAGAGTTGGGTTATAAAAGTAAAAATTCAGTAAGTGTGCTGATAAAAAAGCTAGAACAAAGAAATGAAATTAAAAGAGAATATTCTGGTTATAGCAGAAATATTGTATTGAATGACTAAAGTAATTAAAACATCTACAATTGAATTAGCTGCTGATTTTGAAGAAATTTTTGATGGTGCAAGTGTTGAGGAAGCAACAGAAAAAGCACACAATCAAAAAATGCCTAGTGAGTTTGCAAAAGTAAATATCACCGAACACAAACTTGTTAGTGCAAATATTAAAGTTATCGGTGAGGTAAATGATGAGCTTAAGAAATAGCAACACAAGGTTGTACACAAAGCTAGACAAAGCACACAAAAAGATTATGGGTGCTAGAGAAAAAGGAAGACAATGTGTCAACACTCTGCAAGACTTCAAGGAATATAATCAATTGTTCCGAAGAATAGTTGAAGCAGAAAATAAAGATGCTAGATTTTTATATACTTAATTAGGTATATACAAAAAGTTGCATTTATTTTATGGGGTACTATACCCTAAATGAAAGGAAAGTTATGAAACTATCACAAAAAGCAAAAAAGAACTTTGAAGAAGATAATGAATTTTATATTCATATCGGTAAAAAAATAAAACAAGCTAGATTAGACAGAGAGATATATGTCCAAAACTTTGATGAAAAATTAGATGTTGATGGATATTATATTAAAAAACCTGCAACGCAGCAGATACTAGCAAAAGCATTAAACACAACATTTCAACAAATAGGTAAATATGAAAAAGGGCAAAACAGAATACCTATTGTCAATCTAATTAGAATATCAAAATTTTTAAATAAACCTTTAGATTATTTTTTAGACATAGATAAAGAAACTATGATTCAATCTTTTATGGCTAAAATGAATAATGAGATGCGTAAGTAATGTTTGTTCCAATAGAAGAAAAACTTAAAAAAATAATTCCTAATGTGGACCAACATGATGAGTTTGAATATTTTAAGGAAATCTTACCCAAGATGATAGCCAATGGTCATGCAGCTCATAAAACAATACCTGGATATAAAGATTGTAAACCAGAGATAGAAGCATTTAGATGGTTTGATAATATTAATATTCCTGTGCATGGTTATTGTGATTTAAAAGGTAAAATTATTATTGAGGACAAATGTAAGTTCCCCAAAAGAGGTAGAGTTAAAAAAGATGGCACTAGGTCTTGGCTAACTAACAAGCTACCAGAAACTGTAGAACCTTATAATTTTTTACAAATAGATTTTTATTATTCTGTATTTAAGTTGCCAGTTTATATTTGTTATATCAATGAGGAGTCTTACAAAGTATTTAGTGCAGACAATTGTGATGACTTAAAACCAGAGAATATAGAAAAGAGAATACCAAAGATAATACAAAGATGTAAGATAAGACAAAACTTAATGAAGTTAAGTACAGATCCTAATGTTGTAAAAGATTATATTCAACCACAATTTGACCATTACTTTTGGCGAAACGAAATGGAAGAAGATTATCTTACAGATGCAATAAAATTTTACGAAAGTTAAAAACACTAAAAAACCCAAAAAGTGTTTTTTTGTCGCACCAATTCTGAAACACCCAAAAATTTCAATCGTCTAGTTTTTAATAAAAATATTTTTTTTAAAATTTTAAAAAACCTAATGTGGTATAATGGGTAAATAAAAAAAACAGAAAGGTTAAAATGAAAAATAAAAAAGATGATGATTTCTTTCTTTGTTATGCAATAGGA